GAGGGGGAGCTGGCGTCGTAAGACGCGTTGGGTGGGTCTAGCACTCACACATGCCCGGTAAGGGTTCCAATCCTTACCGTCATTTCCAAGAGGAGGGTAAATCATGAAGAGGTCTTTTAACGTCATTCCATATCCGTTAGTAAACGGAAGTGGGGTCGGCGTCACTAGATATGGTCTTCATGATGACTTCTTGATGGTTAGTGAAAACCATTCTTACGATCGTAAGAAAGGCAAATGGAGATCAGGAGGCCCTTTTGTTGTCAAGCACACGGAGAAAACCCACTTTGTGGGACCTCTGTTAACTTGGAAACTTAATGGCGTAACAGCTAGAATGCAGCCTAACTTCGGTTATGCTACAAACTCTCTGCCTGTTCCCCAAACTAACACGAGCGCCACTAATGAAGCAGTCACACTAAGGGCTAACGCCTGGTCGTATGGTGCTACAGGATGGGCTCGTTCACGTCCAGGTAATCCAACTGCGAATGTCTTGACCTCTTTGGCCGAAACAGCGCGAGAAGGTTTACCGAGAATACCATTGAATTTGTTCAAAAGGCTTTCTGACCTTATCCAAGGAAAGAACTCCTGGCGACAGTTACACGGAACCAATCCTGGTTCTGAGTATCTCAATGGTATCTTTGGCTGGCTACCACTCCTGAATGATATCAGGGATATGTACCAAACTTATCGAAACTTAGATAAGCAATTGGCACAGATTTACCGTGACAACGGTAATGGTATCCACCGTAGACGTGAAATCAAGAATACCATAACTGTTACCTCCCCGCAGGATCTTACCTGGAACTTCCCTTTCGGGTCGTGGCAGGATACTGGTCCTACGTGGGCGAGCGGTCGTACTCGATTTATCGAGACCGTTCAAAATATCGAAAGGGTGTGGTTTGTCGGAAAGTTCCGATACTACATCCCCGATATTGGTACCAGTCAATGGAAGGCGCGGGCAACTAGAGCACTTTTCGGACTCAATCCGACTCCTGAAGTGATCTGGAACCTGCTACCCTGGTCATGGTTGGCCGACTGGTTTGGTAACGTAGGGGACATGATGTCCAATATGTCATCCAATGCAGTCGACAACCTAACAGCTGAGTATGCCTATGTCATGCGAACTCTTGAAACAAGATCTCGTATGTCATCGTATACTCACTGGAATCAATCCGGTACCCCTAACGGGACTACTTGGATTCCTTCCGGTACTGCGTCTGGTGAAGCGTTTTCTAGCGTTATCACCAAAACCAGAGTTGTTGGCTCTCCTTATGGATTCGGCGCCAATTTTGATAGTTTCTCAAACTATCAGCTTGGCGTCTTAGCTGCACTCGGAATATCCCGAGTGTAACCTCTAACCCATTCCGGAAACCAAATGTTTGCAGATCCACAATCCGTTACCGTCAACGCCGTAGCTCAATCGCTTCCTGCGATTGAACGTAACGGTCAGTCGTCGATTTACAAGAAGGACGATGGTGCTTACAAGCTGACTGTTAGCCATGCTTATGGAAAGCGCAACCGATTCACTGTGCGTCTTGACGCCCAGAAAATCGCTGCCGATCCGTTGTCATCCGCTAACAACAACTTGTATTCCACCTCGGCCTACATTGTAATCGACGGCCCGACCGTTGGCTACACGAATGCCGAATTGCGTGATATTGCAGTGGCCCTCACGGGCTTCTGTACATCAGCAAATCTGCTCAAGGTGTTGGGCGGTGAAACCTAAACGAAGAGGATCCGTTAGGAAACGTAATCCTATTCTGATAGCTATCACTGCCTTACCTACACTATTTTACACAGTTAAATACTGTGCTGATATCATTATCTTCATAGCTCCCTTCTTTAGTAAGAAGTCAGCTGTGATTGATCCTGATGTTCAGATAGTGCCGGTTAACAGTACAAGGAATGTGTGATCCGTAAGGATCTCTGCAAACCCTGGACCGGTGTGCCCGGAAAGGTGCATCGTGAAAAGCCTTGTATGGCTCTCGGAACAAGTCCTGCTTAGTTGCGGGACTAGGTGTGGTGTCGACCCGAGCCGTGATCTGTTGAGGATCACGGATCGTACCAAAGAGGAGGGCGATAGTTTCTTAACTATCACTCTACCGTCCTTTTGTAAGGGCTTCGAAAGAGGCCTTGACAAAGGATTTTTGGAGCCAAGTGACTTAAGCGGTTTCCGCTTTCGTCACGGTATCCCCTTATTTCTAAGAGGGTTCCTGTCCAAGATCTTTGGTACCGATGGTAAGTTGCTCGAGAAACCTTGTCTCGATTGCATCATGTGTGTCAGGCAAATTTGTCTGCTACACAAGAAGGTCGAACTCCCCTGCTCACCCCGTAGGGAGAGGAAGGCAGAGCAAGCGTTTCTTGAGTGTGAGCGCGAACTAAGTGACTTAAGTTTCGACGATGACCCTCTCGTTCAAATGTTCGAGAGAGTTGCGGCGATTGTCGTTAGTGACATCCTTGCAGGAGTTCCTAATGGGGACCCCTACGAAGAACTTAAGCCATGCCACGGCCCTGGAAAAACCCAGGAACGTATAGATGGAAATTCCAAATATACGTTTAAACGGTGGCACAACCGCTTGGAGGAGGAATTCCCTTTCACTGAATTTGGTATCGGATCACTCCGAAACCATGGTGAAGAGGACTCTCCCCTTGAGGTTGTTGAGTTCGTCGAACCCGAGGACGAAGCACCCGTAAGGGTGGTTTTCGTCCCTAAGACTCTGAAGTCGCCTCGTGTCATAGCAATTGAACCGGTGTGTATGCAATATACACAACAGTCCTTGCTTAAGTTTCTGGTTCCTCTAATAGAAAGTGGAGGATATACCGGAGGACGTGTGAATTTCACACACCAAACGGTTAACCAGTTACTAGCTCTCTCCGCTTCGGAAAATGGGCGCCTTGCGACCATTGACCTTAGCGAAGCGAGTGACAGAGTGCACCACGAGCTCGTACGTCGAATGCTTCGCGTTAGCCCTATTCTCTCGAATATGGTTTTCGCTTGCAGGAGTACGAGAGCAAAAGTTCCTAGTGGCCAGACGGTCACTTTGAACAAGTTTGCTTCGATGGGTTCAGCCCTGTGCTTCCCGATGGAAGCTTTGGCATTCTTTTGTGCCATTGTTGCGTCGAGACTGCAAAGAGCTCAACTTCCCGTCACAGGACGGAATGTACGAGAGTGCAGCCGTCTTGTTTACGTCTATGGAGACGATATCATCGTCCCCGCAGACGAGGCACCTGCGATTTGCGATGACTTGACCCGATTCGGGTTCAAGATCAACAGAAACAAGTCTTTCTGGACTGGGAAGTTCAGAGAGTCTTGTGGGATGGACGCATACGATGGAGTAGACATAACACCCGTCTACTGCCGCCGTGTGAGTCCAGCAAATCGCCGGTCTCATATTGAGTTTGTATCGTGGGTAGCTATGGCAAACCAATTCTATAGAAAAGGTTTGTGGTATGCTGCCCAGAAAGTAAGGAACGCGGTCGAGTCATTGACCAAGGTCACCTTACCTTTTGTCGGTATAAACTCATCAGGATTGGGCTGGCTGAGCTACAGCAATGCTCGGACAGTCCATCGATGGAATCGAGAACTACATCGCTTTGAAACCAAAGCGATGACTATTCGACCCATTCGGTACAACGACCCCTTAGATGGGGACGGTGCACTCCTGAAGTGCTTCAGACTTATTGGCTCACAAGCCAATAATCTGACTCATCTATATGAGTCCGTGAAGCGCCGGGCCTTTACACTTAAGCCCGGATGGGTCCCTACCTAAGCTGGTAGGGAGCAGGGAAATAAGCCCCCTGAGGGAGATGCT